AAAGAAAGTCCAAGACTAGGAATAACTGAAGTAAGATATATTGATCCTAGAAAAATTAAAAAGATTAGAGAAATAAGAAAACAAAGAACAGATGGTATGCCATCTTCATTTGCTTTTGAAAACAAATTCCAAGAATATTATATATTCAACGAAAGAGGAATACATCCGACTGCTACATCTAACGCAGGTGGGTTGAGAATAGCAACAGACGCTATTTCTTACTGTCCATCAGGATTAGTAGATCAACAACAAAATCAAGTTTTATCATATTTACACAAGGCAATTAAACCTGTCAATCAATTAAGAATGATTGAAGACGCTGTTGTAATATACAGAATTGCTCGTGCACCAGAAAGAAGAATATTCTATATTGATGTAGGTAACTTACCTAAAATCAAGGCTGAACAATATTTAAGAGATGTTATGGCAAGATATAGAAACAAACTTGTCTATGACGCTTCTACAGGTGAAATAAGAGATGACAGAAACTATATGAGTATGTTAGAAGACTTTTGGTTACCTCGTAGAGAAGGTGGGAGAGGAACTGAAATTACTACATTACCTGGTGGTCAAAACTTAGGTGAAATACAAGATATAGAATACTTCCAAAAGAAACTATATCGTTCACTTAATATACCTATTAGTAGATTAGAAGGTGGTCAAGGTTTCAATCTTGGTAGAGCTGCAGAAATTAGTAGAGATGAAGTTAAATTTACTAAATTTGTAGGTCGTTTAAGAAAGAAATTTACAATGTTATTCCATGATCTATTGAAGACACAATTAATTCTAAAAGGTGTTATTGCACCTGAAGAATGGGATTCAATGATGGGAGATATTACATATACTTTCTTACAAGATGGTTACTTTGCTGAATTAAAACATAGTGAAATGATGAGAGAAAGAGTACAACTTGCTCAACAACTAGAAGGTTATGTTGGTAAGTATTTCTCAAATGATTACATTAGAACAAAAATATTAAAACAAAATGAACAAGAACAAGAAGAAATTGACAAACAAATTGAAGAAGAAGGTGCTGAACAAGCGCCAGAACAAAACGCCATTAGTCCTAGAGAAGAAGAGGATGGTGGTAAAGAAGAAAAACCGACATTAGGAGATAAATAATGAGTAAAGAGAATATAGGAAAATTTGTTAATTCGTTACAACAAGGTGACGCTAAACAGGCAGGAGATGATTTAAAAAATGCTCTTGCTGATAAAGTTAGTGCAGCCTTAGATGACGCAAAAACTGATGTGGCAAGATCGGCATTTACAGGACAACAAGGCGCAGACGCTCCAGAAGCAAACGTGTTTAGTGGTAATGATATAAGTGCTGAAACTCCTGCAACACCAGAGGCGTCAAGTGATGAAGTGGCTCAGTAATTTTATAAAAGATAATATAACTGAAGTAAACGATTATAAACGTACTAGGCAGTATAACAAACTCACGCCTAAAATGAAGCGTGCTGTTGATATGGTGTTTAGAATGGCTGACAAAGACGGTGACGTTATTGCAAACTTTGAGAAGAATGTTAATAACGCTGCAAAACAATTCGGTGTCAGCAAACAAAATTTAATGAATTACTTTGATAAAGAAACGTTAACAATTTTAAGGAGATAAAGATGGCAACAATTATACTAAAAGGAGCGCTAGTCGCAGGTACATTATCAGATAATACTATCGGTAATGCTCACTTTGTAAGAATAGTCGCTACTGCTGGTACAAATACTATTACAGTAAAAGATGGTAGTACAGTTTTAGGTACGACTTTGTTACATACTGCTGGAGATGAAATCACAATTGAAAAACATGCTAAACATACAATTTCATCAAGTGGTAACGTAAGTGCTACTGCTGTTGGCGTAGGTCACTAACATGGCTGATACAGTATCAACACAGGTATTAACTGATACGACAGGCGTAAAGTTTGGCGTTAAATTAACTAATTTTTCTGACGGTACAGGTGAAACTTTAGTTAATAAAATTGACGCAAGTACAACAACTTTTATGACCGAAGACGGCAATCGTAAAATATCAAAAATCTTTTATTCAATAAACACTGCTAATCCTAAATCAGCAGTAGAATTAATATGGGATGGCGAAACAAATGCTACCGCAGTTTTGTTATCTGGTCAAGGTTTTTGGGACTTACGTGCTGATGGTAATGAGATAGTTAATAACGCAACAACACCAACAGGTGATGTTTTGTTATCTACAAAGAATTTTGCACTTGGTGATAATTACACGATTTTAGTGGTTTTCAGATAGCAATTTGTATAAATATTAGAGAGAAATTAGAGATAGATACAAATGAAATTAATTACCGAAGAAATAAGTAACGCAAAATATATCGTAGAAGAAAAGAATGGTAAGAAAAGCTATTCTATCAAAGGTATATTCATGCAATCAGATGTGAAAAATAGGAATGGAAGAATCTATCCTAAAGAGATACTTCAAAAAGAAGTAGTTAGATATAATAGAGAGTTCATAGAAAAAAACAGAGCTTTTGGCGAACTTGGTCATCCTGATGGCCCGACAGTAAATTTAGAAAGAGTATCGCACATGATCAAAGCTCTTACACCCGAAGGCGCAAATTTTATAGGCGAAGCACGAGTATTAGATACCCCATATGGAAAAATAGTGAAAAGTTTAATTGATGAGGGCGCTAGTCTTGGAGTTTCAAGTAGAGGAATGGGCACACTTGCAAATGTAGGTGGTGCTAATGTAGTTAAAGACGATTTTTACCTTGCAACCGCGGCTGATATAGTCGCAGACCCAAGTGCTCCAGAAGCTTACGTAGAAGGCATTATGGAAGGCAAAGAGTGGGTTTGGAATAATGGGATATTGAAAGAGCAAGAAGTAGAAGAATTAAAGTTACAGGCAGAGAGTAAAGAGAGAATTGCAAGAGCAGAAAAAAACGCTCTAGTATTTGAATCTTTTCTTAAAAAGCTGTAATTTTATAAATAGTAATTGACGCATTCCGTAGGGAATGGTGTAATTATTGCAATAATAACAACAAGAAAAACTATTGAGGAGATAGAACGATGGCTGACAATACTGTGGCAAATTTGCCAACTAAAAACGCCGCTCCAGCTGAACCAGCAAAGTCATTACAGGCAACTGTACAACAAGTGATGAATAAAGCAATCACTTCACCGACTGACGCTAAAGTGGATTTCGCACAAGGGGTTAATCACATTACTGGTGACCCACAACAAAAAAGTGCAGGAGCAAGCGACCCAATGCCTACTCTATCAGCACAAAAAGAAGCAGACAAAGAAAAAGAAACTGTGGCTGCTGCTTACGAAGCTGATGAGAAGAAAGACGACAAAGAAAAAGAAGACATGAAAGAAGTAGCTGACAAAGAAAAAAAAGAGATGATGGATAAAGAAAAAATGATGAAAGCTTCTAAAGATAAAGAAGATATGAAAGAAGGCGAAATGCCAGCTGGTCTTAAAAAATACCTTGACAAGAAAAACGACAAGTCTGAAGAAAAAGAAGACGAGAAGAAAGATGTTAAGGAAGTCGCTGACAAAGAAAAAGAAATGATGAAAGCTTCTAAAGATAAAGAAGAAGTTAAAGAAGTAGCTGATAAAGACAAAGAAAAAGATGTCAAAGAAGTTGCTGATAAAGAAGACGAGAAGAAAAAAGAAGTTTCTGAAGTAGCTGATAAAGAAAAAGAAGTTAAAAAAGAAACTGCTAAAGACAAAGTTAAAGATATGGACATGAAAGAAGATGTTGCTGCTCTTACAGATAACGAAGACTTATCTGAAGAATTTAAGCAAAAAGCTTCTACTATATTTGAAGCTGCTGTTAAAGCAAAACTCGTTGAAGAAATTGAGAAATTAGAAGGCGAGTATGAAACTAAAGTTGACGAAAAAGTTTCTGAAGTTAAAGAAGAAATCGTTGACAAAGTGGATGCTTATCTAAACTATGTCGTTGAGGAGTGGATGAAAGAAAACGAATTAGCGATAGAGAAAGGCTTAAGAAATGAGATTACTGAAGATTTTATCGGTGGTCTTAAATCTTTATTTGAGTCACATTACATCAATGTTCCACAAGAGAAGTATGATGTGATTGAATCTCAAGCTGCTGAAATAGAGAAGTTAAAAGAAGAAGTTAACCAATCTATGGAAAAAAACATTGAGTTAAATCAGAAAATTGCAGAATCAACAAGAGAAGAAATTATCAATGATGTTTCATCTAACTTGGCTGCAACTGAAGTAGATAAACTTAAAGGTTTAGCAGAAAGTATTGAATATAAAGACGCTGACAGTTTTAGAAAAAGTGTAGAAACATTAAAAAATTCTTACTACCCTAAAGCAAAAGCGAGTGATACTGAATCTAATGAAGTAGCAGAACAAAATGCTGGTTCACCAAGTGTAAACTTGTCTGAATCAATGGCTGCATATACTGCTGCAATTAGTAAATCAAAGAAAAACCCATACGTAAAGTAAGGGTAGTTAATTAACTAAAAAGAAGGAGAGATAGAAAAATGTTTTTATCTGAATCAATGCAAAACAAGTGGCAGCCCGTTTTAGACCATCCTGATCTTCCTGAGGTCAAAGATAGTTATAAAAGAGCCGTTACTTCAATGGTATTAGAGAACCAAGAAAAAGCGTTAAGAGAAGACGCTGCTTTCTTATCAGAAGCTGCGCCTACAAACGCAACTGGTTCCGCAATACAAAACTGGAATCCTATTTTAATTAGTTTAGTTAGAAGAGCAATGCCAAACCTTATCGCTTACGATATTGCTGGTGTTCAACCTATGTCAGGCCCAACAGGCTTGATTTTCGCTATGAGAAGCAGATATGCCTCTCAAAGTGGTGGTGAAGCTCTTTTTGACGAAGCTGATACAGATTTTTCTGCTAGAAACAAAACAGGATCATCTACAAGTGGGGCTTCCGCTGTAGCACAATCTGGGGAAAACCCAGCTGTACTTAACGACTCAATCGGCACATCTACTGGTTACACAACTGGTACATCTATGACTACTGCTTACGCAGAAGCATTAGGTGACGCTGCTGGTAACTCATTTGCTGAAATGGCGTTCTCAATAGAGAAATCTACTGTAACGGCAGGAAGCAGAGCGTTAAAGGCTGAATACACTATGGAACTTGCTCAAGACTTAAAAGCAATCCATGGTTTAGACGCTGAAACAGAATTATCAAACATCTTATCTGCTGAAATCTTAGCTGAGATCAATAGAGAAGTTGTAAGAACAGTTTATAGAACTGCTGAAGTTGGCGCTGCTGACAATGATAATTCACATGCTGCAATTAACACAACAACTGCTGGTATATTTGACCTTGACACAGACTCTAATGGTAGATGGTCTGTTGAGAGATTTAAAGGTCTTATGTTCCAACTAGAGAGAGATGCAAACACAATCGCTCAGAGAACAAGAAGAGGAAAAGGTAACATGAT